TTTCTCCTGCCTGATATTTTTCGTATCCTTCTTCTGTCAATCTAACTTTTAACTTTGGATTCTTGTTTTTATCGTAAAGAGTTATCAATCTATCGTCAGTCATTTGTCAACTCCTTCAAAGATATTCCCGATCACTTCTTTATATTCATTTGATACGCCGCCATAATAGTCATTTGGCTCATCTGACTTCACATCTTTTCCGTTATAATCTTGGATTTTAAATTCACACCACTGTTCTCCAGAATATGCTTTTGCCCACTTTATTTCCATTCGCTCCTTGTCGTTATTTACAATAGCGTCGAAATAACCTAAGATGTCGCTGCCATACTAGACATTGCATGATGTACCATTTCGGTTTTTTGAACATTATAAAGCATTTTATGCTTTTTCTTATGCCACGCCCTAAATTTAATTTCCCTCATTTGTCAACTCCCCACCCCCTTGTCGTAACAATAACCTTAACAAACCCATCTTGATCTACTCTTGACATAGCATGACAACTATAAGTATCATTTTCACAAATCAAATCGCCAACCTTAATTCCTTTGCAAATTGTGGACTCTTCGTCAATATTGAAAACAAATTCATTTTGCATGGCGGTCAACATGTGGAAATTAACAGTTTCTAAAGTTTCCTGCTCGTCTGTTATTCGATAGCTCATTTGTCAACTCCTACGATCTTTTGCTATTTTAAGACGACCCTTAGCCAATTTGATCTCATCCTTTACTGTCTCGCCACTATAAACTGGGCAGCGTCCTACTGGGGAAGGCAGCTTGACTTCTCTGTCTATCTTCATGTTTTGGTTTAAATGAGATAAATTATCTATATACAACTCTAGCGATTCTATTAAAGTAAAGTAGTTATAACCTTTTTGATTGCTCATTGGCTCGCCAGATAGATACTCCAACAAACAATATCCCACACAAGAGCAATTATAATAATAATACCAATCACTCCCAAAACAATATCCGATAACGTTGGTTCATTTTCCATACTTGATAACCCGTTCTGTTGTGTGGTCTTTCGATAGGTCTCATGTTTTCTAATATACAACACTTATCGGCATTGTCAAGGTAAAAACTGAATCGTTTTCAAAAATTTCGCCATCATTACAACATTTCTTTAATCATGGACTCAAGGTATTCAACCAGCTTGGGATTCTCAGACAAGAATACATATAACTTATCCTGTCCTTGAAACTTAAAAGCCTTGTTCATAGCCTCTTCGTCGTCTACGTTAAGCTCGGGTCTGATTTCTTTTGCTAAGTCTTTACACTCTCCCATAAACGTACAGCTAAACCAAGATCCGGCCTTTTCTATTAATCCTAAGTCACAAGCAAGCATTAAAATTTCCTGTGTTTTGTCTATTCCATGACCGTATCTAAGATAGCTTTGAACCTGACCTCCGGGTGCTCCCATAGACGAACAGATTATTTTCCAGTTAACAACTTGACCTATTCTGTCACCACTGGCGTTTGTCCAAGGAGATACTGCCGACACCTTCTCGCCCCCTCCGGCGATTTCCATTCTGGTGTCTGCCTGATATTGAATTTTGTTACCCCCGTCAGACATCTTGTGCTTTCCAAATCCTCCGGTGTTTGCAATATAATGCGTTACGGCAATCACCAATCCTCGCTGTCTTGGGAGTAGTTGTCCTATCTTTTTAGTGAAGATTGATAGAACCTTTGGAAGTCCCGCTCTTCCGGGGGTCATGTCTCCATCTAGCTCTTTAGCGGGCAGTAGAGAGGAAATTGAATCAATTATAAGAACCGCTCCGTAGTAGTCTGGGTGACTCATTAACTTGTGTGCCACGTCCAAGAAGTCTTCTGCCGGAAGCGGTTTGTCTTCTGGATGTACAATTTCCATCTTGTCTGGATCAAGATCGTGTACCTCAAAGTTCAGGTCTTTTAAGCGTCCCTCTACGTCAAGATAAATGATGGGTCTTCCATCCTTTTGACAGTTTGCCGCGATCTGCATGGCTGTAGTTGTTTTTCCCGACTTTGGATCTCCGGTAAGCGTGAGCCAGCTACCTTCCCTAATACCGCCACCCAAAGCTACGTCTATAGCGGGGCTAACAGAGATGACCTTATAGTTCTTTTTCTCTTCCAACACCTGAAGCCCGCTGGATATTATATTCCCATATTCTTTGAAAATCTTAGCTAAATATTCAGGCTTCTTTTGTGTCGCTTTTGGCATTCTCTATGTTCCTAATTTTTGAAAATAACGTATTGGTTTTCTGGTGTGTGGTTCTATATTCGGATTTTTCTGGAACCTTTAACACCTTTTTCTTCTTGGACTTTTCTTTATTTACCTTTTCAAGAGATGCCGCCACTCCCTTTTCCACAAACCGAAGAATAAGGACAAACTTTCCTGATTTATGCAAAAACCCCAGCGAGTATACCTTTTTCGCGCCGGGGCTATTTATGTAATGTAGAAGAGCCTCTTCTCCAAACTTTTTTATCAATTTCCATGCAACTCTTATTTGAATCTGGTATTCCTCGTGGTGAGATTTGTTCCAGAACTTATATTCTAGACTACCCTTGTTTTCCTTCTCCCTTTTTCGTATGCAAACGACTTCGGCCACATACTGGGCAGCATTACAACTCTGACCCGTTGAGACACTTTTGAACGTTCGGGTGGTCTCTTTTTTTTGATCCATTTTTAAAAATCATTCTTTTCAAATTGTCTTTAGTTAGACCTCTTGTGGAAGAGAGTCTTTCCATTTCATTATGTGGCCAAACATATTTGGACACATCTATTTTGGAACAGTCGTCTCTCAAAAGACAGACTGTTAATGTTTGATAAGACCTAGAATAAGAGCCATCCATAGCTTGATCTCTAGCCACCCCCCTAGATATTGAGATGCCGTCAAGTCCATGCTCATCCTCAAAGAAAATCTTTTGCTGCGCCCCAAACATATAAAGCTGAACTTTAGTGGGTACTACGTTTTTATCTTTACAATACTCTGAGAGTCTAATCCAAGGGTTGTCAAAACCGCCCCTTTCATAATCTCCATATGCGGTAGTCCCATTAGTAAGGGTTATTTTCCAGCTAATCATTAGCTCATTATGGCAGATCCTCTTCATATGGTCGTCAAGCTCAGTACACAGCATTCTAGTCTTCCTTGATCTTATGAATGACGCCCTTATATCTTTTTGGAGAAGACAAGTTCCTTTTACTCCTGTTGTCATCTGCCGCCATGGACGCCGCCTCCGTCATAACGGTAACACCCTGTTCTTCTTTTCTAGCAAAAAGATTGTGTGTAGGAGTTGTTTCTCCATCCTGCTGTGTCTCTACGTATTTTGAAACTACGGCTACGGATCTTTCCAGTTTTTCTGCAACCTCTTGGACACTCATTGATTTATTGGAATCAATAAACTGCTTTTCTTTGTTAGAAAGTGGCCCTCTTTTCATTTCAATTCTCCATTAAAAATCGTCTAGCTTTAGTAAAATATATTCTGTTCTTGGTAATGAGGTATTTTTTGTAATTGTTAAAAGTTTCTTCAGATACCTTTTTGAACTTATATATGTGGGCATGTCTCCTTGCGGATGCGTGTGAAGAATCCGTCTGGTGAGGATCTAATAATTCGTTTCTTCCGTATTTTATATAAAACCTCAAAGAACCATCGGAAGATTTTATAAATTTTGCTATCGCGCTTTTCTCTTCTACGTTTTCCCCGTTCAGGTCTATGAAGGTTTCTTCTACGGAAGGGGGGTCTGGTATATTTAGGTCAGAAACGTCTTCGTTTTCCCATCTAGCCATTGAGTCTTTCCAGCCTTTCTTTTAGAATTTTTATACAATCCGCTTCAGTTGAACCACTTAGGCATAGTTGGGCCTTTCTAGTTATTCCGTATTTTTCAAGGGGGCCGTTTCCCATAACGAGTGGATCTAGCGTACCGTTCTGATTGATTTTTCGCACGTCTATTTTTATTGTAACCGTTGCATGATGGGGCTGTTCTCGCCTATACACTTCTTGGGTATCAATTTTGTTGGCCATTTCTAATCTCCGGTACGTATCCACTTAACCCGTTGCTGCGGAGTCATTGCATTAATTTTTTTATGCCTTTCACGAGTCTGTTCTGCTTCCTTGTTTTTCTTGATGCCGTCTTTGTTTTTTCTATCTTCCATTTCGTATGTACCCATCTTCTGGGTGTTTCTGTCGGCTAGCTGTCCAATTGTTGTTGGGCTACCCCTGACAAACATAAGGGGGGGATTGATAAAAACTTTAACAAGCGTATTGTTTCCGCAGTGTGGACATTCATGTGTAGAGGATTCTTCCATCCTCTGCTTAATTTCTGTGTAATAAGAGCATTCAGCACACTCGAAATCGTATATGGGCATCTGACCATCCTTTCATTATACAGTGTTATGTGTCCATAGTCAAGAAAATTACTCACAATTTGGCCAGAATTTTAGATATAATTCCGCTTCTAACAATATCTCTTGACGTTAATTCACAAATAGATACCCCTTCAACGTCTGCTAAACGGTCCATACAGGAATCAAGACCTCCATCGCATGAGTTGCTGAGATCTGTTTGGCTTATGTCACCGTTGATCACAGCCTTCGATCCCCTGCCCATTCTAGTAATAAACATCTTGATTTGCTCATATGTGGCATTTTGAGCTTCGTCTAGAATTATAAATGAGTCGTGAAAGTTTCTTCCCCTCATATACTCAAGCGGACACATTTCTACCTGATTGTTGGAACGAGCAGAATTATACGTATCTATTCCTAAATATAGTTTCATTTCTTCCACAACGGGAACAAGATATGGCTGAATTTTATCGGTCAAACTACCGGGTAAAAATCCCAGACCACGACCCGCTTCAACCACTGGCCTAGTTATTATAATTTTTTCTACCCTTTTTTCTAGGAAGTACTCGCACGCTAATCCAACAGAAACTGCCGTTTTACCCGAACCAGCAGGCCCAGAACAAAAAGTCACATCACTTTCTCTTATACATCTAATATAGTCGGCTTGATTGTCGGTTTGTGCTTTTAGTTGTTTTCTACGGGGACGATGGTGTTGTGTTGATTTTGGTGACTTTTGATTTCTACGTTTAGGCAATTGTAACTCCTGTTAAGGGGTTATGGCTAGAACATTAACTCTTTATCGTCAGTGTCACTAGGAAGATTTTGAACAACTGTATCTTTAACCAGAACCACATCGCTGCAATCATTCTGGTATGACATGGTTCCTTCCAAATTCCCACCATCCGTTCCTGCTCCGTCATAACTGAAACTAGTTAAATAGTTACGTTGTCCGAGATCCCATACAAAATAATATGGATTTGGCTTTGTGAACACTTTGGCCACTAGTCGTATTTCTCTATTCACCCTATTCCAGTCC